TTGTATCTGAAATTCTTTTACAGCTTTTTCTGTTTTAGGTCCGAAATTACCAATAGGCTCTATCCCTAACTTTTCTTGTAAAAGTTTTACATTAATGTTATTATCGCCTCTTTGTAACTTCATATATTAATTTTATAAAGTAACTACTCTACCTTGAATATCAGTATTAGGGTATCTTACTTCAAAAATAGCAGGATCCATAGATGGATATATAATATTATTTTTAGTGGCACCATTTATGTCATATCCATATTGTGAATAATTATTACCTGTATTATCTTGTTTATTTATAATTTCTAATCTAACTATAGATTTAACTCCTTTTATTTGTAATAAAATAGAATTTATATCTGAAACATATATAGGTTGATTAATTTGCCATTTATCTATACTAAAGTAGTTTTGCAGAGATGAAATACAATTAGTTAGTATTTCTTTATTTGAAAATCCACTTAATACTGTTATATCAAAATTTACTCCTATATTAATATAAAAAGCATCTTTAATATTAATTGCATCTGTTACCATCCTATATTCATTTAGATAAGTAACTAAATTTTCTTTTAATGTTGTTGAGGCAGCTGTTAATTTTTTATCATTATTATAAGATAAAATATATAAATCTAAAGCTAACGAATTATTAGAAGGATTATATGATACAGTTTGTTGTATATTATTAAAATCTTGAGAAATATAGGCTTTAGCAATAGTACCATAATCAGAAGGCATTGATAAAGCTCTTACTATATAATCATTTTTAGTTACTGCTCTTAATTGAGTTGAAAATGAATATAAAGCATTTTGTCTAATTTCTTCAATTGTATCTCCGTCTCTACCTCCTACAGATGGAAAAAAATTAGTTGATACTACACTATTTAATACTGTAGTAGCTAATGATCCTCCAGGGTTTCCATTTTTAAAATAAATCCCAGAAGTATCAATATTTGTTAAATCATTAGCTGGTATATTTGATGTTATTCCTCCTCCTACTAAGTATTTTACATTTAAATCCCCAGAAGGTACTAACCCATATTCTTGAGTAAACATAACTGAAGCTTCATTATAATTATTTGTTAATAATGAAATCCCCGGTACTAATCCTAATTGGATATTATCTGGGGTAGGTATTATTTGAGAATCCGTTTTATTTTGAGATAAACCAGCTCCAAACTCTATTTGTAAGGTATTATCTGATAGCATTCTGGAGGCAAAGCGTCTAGGTACTCTTTGTAACTGTAATAAATAAGGTACTTGATCAGTTGAATAAGAGGGATTAGCTACTTTCTGGAATATTGTTGATTGGGCTAGGTATGGTACTTCGTACCAAGTATTTCCATCACTTCCTGTTATTTGTAGTATCTGTAATATATTAATATCTGAAATATTGATAGTTGTAAATTTTTGATTAGCAGTGGGTGTTATAGTAGTTTCTACTATTTCAGCAGAAATAACAGGAACTGATTTTTTAAATAAAAAATAATTAGTATCAATATATGATATTTCAGTACTACCTGTATCTGTAAAATCTATTTGATTTGTTGTTAAAAACTTAGTTCCAGTTGAAGTAGAAGTAAGAGTAGTATTAGAAGGAATTATTAATCCATATGTATTATAATCAGGATATGATATCCCTCCGTTAATAGCAGAAGGAATTAATTGATATACATCAACAGTAGTATTAGAAGCATATGATGCTTTAGGACGATATCCCATTACATATGCTTGAGCATATAAATTTTCTTTTTCTTTAGCGTATAAAAGAAAATTTTCTTGTACTTGAGTATCTAAATAAAATGACATAACGTCACCAACATATGATGACATCTCAATAAATAGGTTACCTGGAGTAGCTTCTGAGAAGTCATTGTATACTGTAGGAAAGTAAGTTTTAGCATACTGTTGTAGAGCTATTTTAAAACTTGTAAAATCTCTATTTAAATAAGATATATTTTTATCTTCGTTAGTCATTATTATTGGAATTGTACTGTTACTTGGTCAGAAAGTTGAGATATATTTAAGTAATAATTTACATTTAAATCTATTGTATTAGAATCATAATCAGGAACTACTATTATGTCTGTTACAGTTATTTCTGGGATAAAAATAGATATGTTTAGTAGTAGATTTTGTTTTAAATTTTCTATATTAGTATCTATTATTCCTTCAAAAATAAATTTTTTCAAATCACAACCAAATTCAGGATTCATTATTCTTTCTCCTTTAGTGGTAAGTAATAAATTAATAAGATTAGATTTAACCTGATCTTTGGTTGTGTACGTACTTCTAAATACCCCAGGCGCATTGAAAGGTAAAGCTACTCCAACTGCAATATTTCCTTGCAAATCAAGAGGATTTACTCGTATTGTTTGAGGTATAGGCATATTAATCTAAATTTCTTAGTCCAGCTCTATCGTGAGCACTCATATTAGCACCAGCATCAGCAATAAAAGCAGCAAACGGATTGTCAGAAGTTGGATCAACCTTTAATTGAGGTTGTTGTTCATACCCAAACATAGATCCCATTTTATTACGTAAAGCTGCTTTAGCTTCATTGTTATTACTCATTGGTATATCACTACTAGTAAAACTAAATGTTTTACTTTCGTTTAATTCTTGTTTTTTCTGTTCTAATAAAAGAACACCAATTTCTTCACGAACTGCTTCGCGAACTGCTTCTTTAATTAAATTTTTAAATACCTTAGCATTCATAATTATAAATATTTAACCTTGTAATTTTTGTCTATCAATAATTAATTTTAATTGATCCACCAGATCATTAGGATCTAATGTAAATGAATATTCACTTTTTAATACTTCAACTCCTTGCCTATCAACAGCTACAGCGTATCTACGTTTAATAGTACCTCTGACTGTAAACCTAGGATCTTGTTCTTCTTTAATTTGGAATTTAAACCCTCTATACAAATTAGCTTGATTAGATAATGATGGTACTTGAGGTGTAGAAGATAATGATTGAGGATCTTCTAAAGTTTCTAAAGAAAAAGATTCTAATTGATCTAAAGTTACTTCATCTATTCCTGAAATTGAGATTTGATTTAAGTCAATAGGTATTATTGGTTGGTCCTCTACATCTAACCCACTTGTTATTCCTCCATATAATTCAGTAGACCCAGCTATACTAGAACTATTAGCTCCTAAATTTCCTAAAGGATTTGATATCCCACTATTAGGTATAATTCCTGTTGGTCCTACATTTACTCCTCCAGTTCCTGTTCCTCCTGTAGTTGTTACTCCTATCCCTATTCCATTTGTAGAACCTACACTACTTGTAACTGTTTGGTTAGAAGGAGAAATAATATTTGTTCCTCCTATTCCTGTTCCAACTCCACTAGTATTAACTCCTCCAGTTCCGATATTAACTCCCGTTCCTCTAACCCCAGTTCCAGTTCCTGTTCCTCCAACCCCAGTTCCGGTTCCTGTTCCTCCAATTCCTGTTCCTATGCTTCCAGTTCCAGTTCCTACAGTTCCAGTTCCTGTTCCTCCAATTCCTGTTCCTATGCTTCCAGTTCCAGTTCCTCCAACTCCTGTTCCTACATTTCCAGTTCCTGTTCCTCCAACTCCAGTTCCTGTTCCGCCAGTTGTTCCTGTATTTGGTACTAATCCAGTATTTGTTACTCCACTTACTATAGATACTCCGGAAGGTGATAAAGATCCTGCAGCACTAGTAGAATTTAGAGGTACTATTCTACCTCCAATATTTACAAATCCTGTAGATCCACTTACAGGAGTAGCTATTAGAGTTTGAAATGCATTTACATCCCCTACTGGTAGTATTGTTTGGATTAATTTTAGTAGTTGATCATCTGTTAATATAGATAAAGTTTTTCTATTTAATTTAATGATAATTTGTTTTAATTTTTCAATTAATTCTTTTAATTTTCGTATTTCATCAGATAATATAGTAGCACAAACGGATAATATTGCACTTAAACCTGCTATTATTTGAGATAATTTATCAAATATTTTTAATACAGGCATTGGAACAGGAATAGGGAATAATGTCAATATTGATAAAGCAACACTAGCTATTTTTAAAGCAGTATTAATTGTTTTAATAATTCCTTCAATAGCTTTTAATTTTGCAATAGCATCGTTAATAGCTTTAATAGTATTATTTTTTAAATTAGTAGCTATTATTACACTTGGTTCATCTATAACTCTAGTATCTATATAATAATTTACTACTTCTACTTGTTCCTCTAATTTTTTTCTTTGAGTAATAAAATTTATAAAAGCATTTGTAATTAATAATCCTACTCCTGGATATATAAGAAGTAAAGTTTTTGGATTTTTTAGAACAGATTTGGCTTGATCAGCTTTAGCTCTTATTTCAGCTTTTGTAGTATCAAGCTCTAGTTTAAGATTTTCCTTTTTTATTCTTTTAGATTCAGCTTCTATTCTTTTATCAATTTCATTTCCAACTTTTAAACTTTGTTGTATTTGTTGTTTATTAGATTTAAAAATAGCTATAGATGTTTGATAAGAAGTAATAGCACTTTTTAATATATTACTGTATTGTTCTCTAGTTATTTTTTTATTTTTAAAATCTTTAGTAACTTTAGCTAAAGTAATACTTTTATCGATTCCTGCTTGTTTTTGTTTTTGTATTATATCACTTAAAGCAGCAAGTTTATTTTTTAACAATGTTTGACCAACTCCTATAATAACTTTTTGAGCATCTTGTTTTTTAAGTTGATCTCCAAAAGCTATTATTTGATCAGCTCTAGTAAGAGTAGCTGATATTTCAGGTGTTATAAGAGGTGCTATATTATTTGAAGTAGCCATTATATAGTAAATACATTTTTAGAAGTAATATTATTTAATCCTTGAGCCATTCTTTTCATATCCTTCAATAATTCAGTTCCTGCAGTATTAAGTGTGGGCATAGGTGATCCTTCTTTTACAGCTGTTGCTTTTTTAAGTTTTTCGCCTAAAGTTGTTAGTGTTTTTTGTAATTCTTGAAGTAATTTTATTGTATTATTTCCTAATAAAACAGGCTGATGGTTATATAAATCAGTACCTAAATAAACTTTGTTAGAATTTAAATGTACTTGTTCGTCTGCATTTAGATTAATTATATTCTTAGTATTTAATTCAATATTTGTTTTAGCAAATATCATTACTTCATCTTTCTTAGAATTTAATGTTATTCTATCACTATTTAATATGATTTGTGAATTATTATAATTAGAAACTAATATAGGAACAGTACGATTATTTAATATTCCTGTTTTATCTGTTTTTAAAGGAATTACTTGAGTAGAAGTTAAATAAATAGAAGATAAATCTTCATTTATCTGCTCAACATAAAATTTTTTAGAAGGATCAAATTTTAATCCATTTGACAATATAGTAATAGGATCAAAATCTCCACCAACACTACTCCATTGGTTAGAAGGTTCAACTCCTTTAGTAGTAGTACTAAATCTTAAAGATGAACCTTGTCTACTTAATAAAATATTATCTCCTTCATATGTTATTAAAGGTCTAATATCTTTATTTGAAATAAAAGTGGCTCCTAAGCTTTCATCTTTACTTATTAATTTAGAATTATCTTGTGCATTATTCCATACATTAATATGAGTATAAAAATTAGTTGCTGCTGTATTAGCATTACTTCTTCCTGGACCAGGGTAAATAAATACTAGTTCCCCATATAATGGATAATACTGAGATTGGGGGTCTTTAGGGTAAGCTAATTTACAACTTTCAATGAACTTAGAATCTACACTTCCTGTTATATTTTTTGCTAAATCATAATCTAAATAAAGTATAGCTCCAATTCCACTAAATCCTCCTGCTCGTTCAAATGCTTCTTTAGTAGGAGTATTTTCAGTAGTAACAATACCAAATACCTTACCTATTTTAGATCTTACTTTAGGATTATTTGATTTTCTAGATATTTTAGCGTTTACCTGTCCTAAACCTTCTCTCCAAGTCATTTCTATTTAAGTTGTGGTTGTGAAGGAACTTGTTCTAATAATTTTTGACCTTGCTCTTGTATTGATTTTTGTTCTTCTAAAAGAGCATTAATTTCATCCATGTCTATAAATCCTATATCGTTAGTAGTATTCATAGTTGCAGCTCGTTGAGCAATACCTGCCATTTTAATTAATTGTTCGTTATTTTTAACATTAACATCAATTAAATCTTTAACAGTAGGCATTAACATCACGGCGGAACCTGCATTAGAAGTAGCAATAGGTTTGAGAGTATCTATGAGTTCGTTGATTTGTTTATCAACATCTTTATTATTCCTATGGATCTGCTTAAACAGGTCAGCTAGTGATGTGTTTCCAAATATTGTAACATCATCAAAATTAGACATAATTTACGTTTACGTATAAATATAAATAATTAAATCTTTATATATCCGTGTTGATAATAATCATTGTATAACTGGACATATAGTGCTTTAAGTTTTTTAATTATTTTTGTAATTTGAGGAGTAGATACATCTGTTATTTCACGTATATAGATGTATAGTGCCTTTTTATTAAATATCTCTAGCGCCTCACGCTTACGAAATAATTCAACAATTGCATCTGCTGTTTGAGCATCTTGTTTTTTGGGAAATAATTTAAATATATGAACATCAATATACTTAATATATTGATTCATAAAATTATTTTCATTAAATAAATTTTCTAAATTCCTATCATTCTCGTATAAATGCATTTGATCTTCATCAGACTCATCTACGTCGGCTCGTTCTTGAAGTTTCTTATAGTTATTTTCGTTATAAACGATTAAATAACGTTTAGCAATAGTACCAAAATAAGAAAAAGCCTTACCTTTCTCCGGTTTGTAAAGGTGAAGCTTTTCAAGTAAAAATGTAATAACCTCATGTTTGAGTTCCTCTATCGTATCAGTATCCGTATAGTAGAATTTAAACGTATGAATAATATTTTCGGCTAATTTATAAAAACCGTATTCAATACGTTCGTTATAGATACGGTTACGTTCATCTTGGTCTGTACAAGCAAGATATTCCACAATAGCATTCTCAGTATCTTGAGTAAAATAAATACGAGGTTCTTTGGGTTTGCGCTTACGTGGTTTACCTCGTTTAGTTAGAGCTAATTTATCGTCTTCGAAGATATCAGCTCCGTAGTTTTCAAAGTATGATGACATATATGATTCTCCTTTTTAATCCCAATATAATAAGAGAAAATCACATAACCAAATCGCTTATTAACGATTATTAAATTCGTTTAATGTATTTTGAATTTCTTTCAAATTAGTAAAGAAAGCTCCAACCTCATCGTCTGCTTGAAAAGCACCCATTACATCTAATTCTCTTAATTTAGCATCAGAATTAGCAACAATAATACTAATAGCATCAATATATTGTTGCTGTTCTTGAACTGCTTTTTCAAGAGCAGAATTACGTCTAACTAGTAAAAAAATACCAATTACTGCTATTTCAGCTAAATGAATTCCTAATATCCAAAGCCACATCATTGTCTAGGGGCGAATTGTTGTTCAAAATCATCAGGTTCAACAGAGATAACTTCACGAATTTTCTCTACCCTTTCTTTCAATAAATCGGCAGTTTCCGAAATTCTTTCTTGAGCCATTCCTCTACCTACTTCAAATTGAATCCTGTTTACTAGCGATTCTAAATGTACTAACTGATCTAAAACATTGTTTTTATAACGCATAATTTCATTTTTATTTCCTACCGTCGGCGCCGTTTCTCCCATTTCCCCAATCTACCAACCGAACCGTAGGCTCAATATACCAAAAAAATCTTAACCTTCCAAATATTTCTTTAATTCTTTTCTAATCATTTCTTTAATGACATTAATAGCAGGTGACTGATGCAGCATATCTTTTACTTTTTTAGCATGTTCTGGATTAGGAACCTCAAATGTAGACCATTTTATGGTTTTACCTTTACTATTAGTACTTTCTCCATCTTCCATATTTGTAGTACTAACCCTTACCCCTAGCTTCTCCAGCTTATTAATAAATGCTATCTTATCTTCTCTTTTTATTTTAAACGTTGCCATACCAATAAATATTGCCATGCATTGCCTCCTACCACTCTCCTTCTATACGTATATACTTCTTTTGTCAAAATAAATATCTTATATTTCCTCTATGAGTGAATTTACAAGAGTTCCTGTTGAGGAAATGCAGTATTATATTAAACTAAAACCAGGTGAATGTGGAAGGGCAACGCATTATGCGCTTGTACCATCACCTGACATGCCAGAAGGATGGGAAGATGTTGTTTATCTAGCCCAACCGCTAACTGATGCTTCAGGCGGTGTTCGTCCAAAAGAATACATCTATATTTTAGTTAATCGCTCAATCCCCAATATGGTTAAAATTGGGATGACTACCCGTACTGTAGAAGAACGCGCTCGTGAAATTAGTAAAGCAACTGGTGTTCCTACACCGTGGGTTCCTGTTTATTCATTCCCGTGTTATGCATCTGGAATTCTTGAACGTCGTGTTCACGAGCATCTGAGACAATATCGCGTAAATGAGGATAAAGAAATGTTTGGTGTTACATCAAATACTGCTCAAGCTATAATTGAGGATTTGGGTAGGGATTTTACTAATATTTTGTTGGCGGAGACAATTGAACGCAACTCCCACTTAGAACTGTCTGCTGATACTGTTCCAACGTCAAACCGTAGCTAGCTGCTTCGGCCTGACGTTGTCTTAATATATATTCTTCAAACGCCTCTTTTGTTAACATAAGACTATCTTGTATATATTTTGTCGACATAAAGAAGGTGTTTAAAAAAGATCTTTGACATATTGTTTAAATTTTTCCATATCATCTTTAGATCCAAGTATATGGATTTGATCTGTACTAAAAACTACAATTTGAGTTCCGGCATGGGTAAGATTTATTTTAGATAAAAGTCCAACATCTATAAGACCATCGGCACTGTGTTTTTTTATTACTTCATACTCTTTATCTCCTATTGAGTCTAAGCCATATTTCCACCATCTAAAATATTTTGGATCTAAGGGATTTTCTATGTTTACAAGAGCTGTAAATAATTTCCTTCTATCTATATAGTCGCCACTAACTCTTGATACATTTGATTTTAAGTACTTACCTGCTGTATATTTTGATTTGGTAAGATATATCCCGTGTTTACCCGTAAATTCATCTTTACCCCTATCTCTTGGGTCTAAAGTACCTCCATGATATACAATATCTTTAATTTTACTATTAGGGAATATTGTTTCAAGATAACTGGCGTATTGTTCTTTAGTACCAATAGAAGCCATTTCTGGAACTTCTTGAAAAAGTCCGTCTATTACTTTTTTGTAGTTAATTACTTCAAGAAGAATGTCGGTAAGTTTCATTTGAAAAAATTAATTGTGTATATAGATAAATACACACAAAAAGATTGTTCAAAAGAGATTTTTAGGATGTTGCAAAGTGATTTAAACTGGATTTAAATTATTTTTTATCATCCTTTTTTGGGAAAGTACGAATTGGTGCCTGTTGCGGACGAGGACCTCTAGGTGCTGACGGTGGTGCCGTAGGACCAAACGCGTTTCTTCTTGGTTCCTGGATAACACGTACTTTTGGTTGATGAGGTACAACAATGACAGTTTGTGGGCGGGTGTAGTAGTAGTGGGGATAGCCATATATAGGGTCCCAATAAAAACGCGGTTGAGGCGTTGAATTAACGCGTACTTCGTCGTACACATAGCAGCTACTAAATCCAATTATTAGTAGAAGAGTAAATAGATATTGCTTCATATTTGTGTTGTTTATAATAAATATTGTGGATTTTGGTAAGATATATGCGTATATACTGTCGATGGGTAAAGATCGTGTGCGAGTCGTGAATGTGGGGCATTTCCCCCGCCCCACCCCCGGCCCATCGATGGACTGCGGCCGCCATGGGAGCAGATCGCAATCAGATCGCTATCGGGTCGCTACCATCCGCTATCGTCTCGATATTTCAAAGAAGAAAGAACCCCTGCGCTTGCAGGGGTCCTTATTATTTAATTTACTAACCCATATCTACTAACACATATTGGTATCTGCCCCAATCATCTGTGTACCATATTTTCCATGCTTGGGTTCCATCTTCCAATTCAACTTCTTCATCGGTAAATACATCTTTATCCCTTAAAAATATTCTACTTTCTTCGTGGCTCATTAAATAATTCATAAATTTAATTTTTAATTATAATTAAATATATAATATTTATTCTGATTATAAACGGGGCCCATTATTACTAATAGGCCCCCTATTATTATTTAATAGTTGAAACCCTGCGATTTAATTATTTTCCATACCCCGCCAATATAATCCAGCCTCATGCTTTGGGAATGCATACAGCCACAGCAATCCCACTCATGGCCACAATAGCTATGCCATGTCCCCTTCCTAACAGCCCTACTGAGTATCTTATATCTCAGTTTTGTCATTCGTCCATCAATAATGTGTTCGTAGATTCTGTAGTCCATGTCTCCCTCAATCAATTTAAACTTACTCATAATATTAATTTTTAATTATAATTAAATATATAATATTAATTTTAACTATAGATGGGACCCATTAATATAATGGGTCCCTTTAATTTAATTAATTAATTATTAATTTTTTCCTTATATATCCTCTCTACTTCATTATTAAATTCCTCATCATCACTTAATTCACTTAATATATTTAATACTCCATCCATCATCTCTTCTCTATAAATTCCTCTATATTCTCCTATATAATCACATACTAAATCCTCAAATAATATTATTTCATTAATAAATCCTTCTATACTCCCCATTCCTATACTTCCCATAGTCGTTCTATCTCCTCCACTTACTTTTAACCTCATCTCCTTCCAATCCTTCATCCATCCTTTTAATAACTCATCTGTCGCTTCTCCTACTCCTTCAATTTCACAATCAACTAACTTTACAAATACATTTTCCAATACTAATTTCTTACTCATTTCTAACATCATAATCTTTAATTTTTAATTTATTAATTAATTATAATAATATTATTATTATTATTTTTTAATTATAATTAAATATAATATTTTAATTTTAACTATAAAATAAATTTATTAATATTAAAGAATTCCAATAAACACAAAATCACAATAATAAAGGGAACCCATTATTATCAATGGGCTCCCTGCATCCAATTCAGTTCAGTAAACGAATACGTCGGCGACTGTACTAACCCTGCCGTGCTTGTCCTTCTTAAGGATTCTCCAAAATTGTGCATTCTCAGGTTCACATGGATAAGCCTGATTCCCATCAGTCTCATACGGAGATAACCATACAGAGTCAACGTTTTCTTTGTCACGGATAGCTACGACGTCTATCATTAATTCAGTACCAGCGAATTCAATTGTCATAATTAATAATTTTAATTTTTAATTAATTAAATATATAATATTAATTTTAATAATAAAAGAAGCGCCTCATTTCTGAAGCGCTCCGTTTATTTTATTTTTGATCAATATCAACCCAAACATCACTTTCATCAATGGATCTTTCCCTATCTACATTATCAAAGAAATGATCATCTCTAAATTCAGGATCATTTAGTACTCGATCCTTAAATTTAATCCATTCTTCATCAGTTTCAAAATCATCAATACAAAACACAACACAATGAGTCACCGTTTGCTTCAACATAATTTCATTCATAATATTAATTTTTAATTAATTAAATATATAATATTAATTTTAACTATAAAGGGAACCCATTAATATAATGGATTCCCTATTTTAAATTAATTATAATATTATTCCTACACCACTAACATAAGTATCAGCAGCAGCAATTTCATCAATAACCTTAATTCCGTCATCAAAGCTATATATGTCATTGTCTATTCTAATATTAGGTTTTAATCCATAACCTTCACAGCTTTCCATTAAACCTAAAACACCAGCAGCATCTGTTTTACCTTTAGGATCAAATGTAACATCAAATACTCCATTATATGGATCATCAATCCCTACTATAAATCCTAAACGTTCATAATTTGCAGCATCCCTTAATGTGTCCGGAAAATCAAATAATTCAATTGTCATAATTAATAATTTTAATTTTTAATTAATTAAATATATAATATTAATTTTAACTATAAAAGAAGCGCCTTGTTTTAAGGCGCTCCGTTTATTTAATTCCTAATTCATCAAATGAAATCCATGCTCTGAATAAGTTACTTCACCATCTAAACTAAATTCACTATGCTTTTTATCTTCTGAAATATAATAATATCCATCATTCCCTGGTTCAGCCCAATACTTAACTTCAATCCCATACTTTTCATTAATTGCTTTCATTACTTTTTCATCAGCATTCATTACTACTTCTTTCATAATATTAATTTTTAATTATTTAATAATTAAATATATAATATTAATTTTAATAATAAAAGAAATTCTAATTTAATTTTATTCAATCCAACTACACTTTATATCATTTTTTATTACTTCAAATTTATATTCTATTCCTTCACTTTCATACTTTACTTCTCCTCCTTCATTCAATATAAATTCCCTCACATAAATAAAATTATCTACATCACTACCACAATATAAATCTCTATCTCCCTTTTCAATATCCTCATACATAAAACTTAATACTACACCACTATCATACTCATTATCATTTCCACAATTAAAATCATAAATCATTTCTTCAAAATAACTAATAACTCTTTCATTTAATTTAATCATATATTTTAATTTTATAATTAAATATATAATATTTATTTTAACAATAAAAGAAACCCATTATTACTAATGGGTCTCTTTATTTTAATTAACAATCTAATTTAATTATACAATACTTTCCATCATCATCCCAATTATTATCATCAATACCATTTCCCTCCATCACCTTTAACACTCTCACCTTAACCATAAATCCATCTCCATCACTATCATATTCACCTAAAACTTCTAATTCACTATCCATTTTACTTAACAAATCCATCATTTCTCTTACTTTCATAAATTTTAATTTTTAATTTATATAAATATACATGTTTAATTCTGACTAAACACATTCACTCCATCCTAAATAATCACCTACTAAATTAATTGTCTGTTGTTTATTAAATGCTTTCTTCTCACTAATAACACAATCACACTTATCAATATAAGATAAACTCATATAACTTTTATTCAACCAAACTTTTACTATATATTGGTTATCTGTTTCTTCCATTACCTTACATACTAAACCTTTTCTATTGTAATACCAATAGTTCTTGTTTTCATTTACAATTTCTATATTCATACATTTTAATTTTTAATTATTTAATAATTAAATATAATATTTTTATTTTAACAATAAATGAATTTCTATTTTTTATATTCATCCAAAATTTCCTGGAGTTCCTTAATACCACTATCAAACAACTCATCAACTTTACATATCAAAACTCTAGTAATATGTAATTCCTTCAGAAAAAAATCTGAGGGGTATTTTTTATAATCTTCTTCAGCCATTTTTAAATGGTTGTCCAAGGCAAATTTTAAAGTATTCAATTCAGGAATTGTAAAATTTGTCATATGTTTAATTTTTAATTATTTAATAATTAAATATATAATATTAATTTTAATAATAAAAGAAAACCCACATTACTGTGGGTTTAATTTAGTTATTACTTTATTATATTCATCTATCAATCCTACTTCATCATATATTGCTCTAATACCTTCTAACAATTTTTTACTTGTACATTTACGACTTAATCCTACAATATCACACACAACCTCTTTCATGTAATGATAATTCGGAGCCAAATGTTGTTTGTGTCTGATGTGAAAAACTGTGTCCAACAATAAAGCCTTAAGCTGTAATCTGTTAATTTCTACTGTCATAATATTAATTTTTAATTATAACTAAATATACAATATTTATTTTGATTAAAAATGAATTTCATAAAAAAGCCCCGAATATAAATTCGGGGCAATAAATCTTACTTAACAACCACAATCATCTTCTTTGTGGTAAGATTCAATCCAATTATCAATCACATCATTAACTGCATTTTCCATTTGTCTTAGATCAAAATAAACAGTATCTAATTCTACTTCTCTACCATTCATTGATAAATCATAATCATCAATTACATCTGTTCCTCTATCATTAATTTCTTCAACAATACCTCTAACTAATTCTTTAACTTGTTCTTCATTAGCAAATACAATACCTGCTTTTGGTTCTTCAATTTCATTAATCATTTTAATTACCTGTTCTACTGAATAAAATCCTGGGAGTTGGCTTTGCAAAGTGTCGATCAATTGTTGTTTTTTCATAATTTTAATTTTTAATTTTTATAGATTAAATGTAATATTTAAATTTTAACTATAAATGAAATTTATTAATAAAAACTAATTCCTATTTCTACCATTATATCAATAAATTCTTCAATCTTTTTATTATCTTCATCACTAAAATCCCCTTCATAAGCATCTTTTCCCGTTATTTCACTTACTACATCCATCCACTCTTCACTACCACTTTCTATCTCTAACCAATCTAACTTTTCGTCACTAAAACCATTGTTAGTTAATACTTTCAATACATAATTTTTATCCATAATATTAATTTTTAATTATAATTAAATATACAATATTTGTTTTGATTAAAAATGAATTTCATAAAAAAGCCCCGGATAGAAATCCAGGGCGTAACCATTAAAAATTAAAAGTATGACTAGCTCATTGAAATATATTTGAAATGCTCTGATATTATTTTTGGAGTAAAATTCATCTCAGTCCCACTACACCACCCGAAAATACCCTCTAGGTAAATCATCCCTTCCTCTACATCAACTACCTTTACTATATCACCCTGGAGCAATATTAGATTCTCATCTGTTGCGTAACCTTTAATACATTCTAATCTCATACGTTTTAATTTTATATAATAAATGTATGTATAAAATTCTGACCAAAAAAATCTATATGGATGTTTTCACATCCATATAAATTCCATATCTAGCGCCTGCTGAAAAAATTTCTAGTACATCAAACGGACTAGAAACAGTAATTTCAAACTTAACAAATACATCATCCCCTTCTACTTCCCTGGAAATTTCCTTAATTGCCTTTTCATTACAACCCTTAACCAAATACTCAAACCTGTCAGATAACATTACTAATGTGTGTGTCATATGTTTAATTTTTAATTATAATTAAATATATATAAAAAATTATGACCAAAAAACTGACTTATTGGTTATTCGTTTGCCAAAATTCATCAACGAAAACCAATTAGAAAAATCCGGCTGCTCTTCTGGAGTTGTAGTCTTAAATGTCGGGAAAGAAACAGGTTCCCCCTTAACTCTAACTCCAAACAAAAA